CTACAATATAGCCATGTAAATCTGGATGCTTTCTCCAATACCCAAGATCAATAACTGATCTTTTTATATCATAACCATCCTTGCACTTTGGTCTTCCAACCTTGATAGTGTTTCCGTTTTCATCTTTACCATAGGCACTATGAAACTTAACTCCATCTAAATACATATCTAATCCCATTTTTCTTTCCTTCATTGTTATAATTAAAAGTAATACATAGAGTCTAATTGTTGTTTAATTGTAAGTCAACCCTTTTGATTACACTTATTACAGTTTTTGTAGAAAAAATAAAAAAAAAATTTTTCAAGTGGTTTTGCTTGTAATCATTGTAATCATTGTAATCATGTCAATAAAACAAGGTATCAAACATGCCCTTAGGTGATTACAAGTGATTACGTTGTTTACACTTTTTCTAGTAAATCTGGTAAAAAGAGAACTCTTGAAAAAAATATTTTTTTGTAATAATTTTGTTGTTAATAAACAACTGAGGTTGATATGAAAAATAAACTTACAAATAGACAAAAGACTTTTGCAAGAAAAATTGTGGAAGGTATCTATAGTAATACAGAGTGTGCAAGATTGGCTGGTTACTCTGAAGAAAGAGCAAACGAATATGCCTCCAGACTTTTGAATGGTCGAGATTATCCTCATGTTCTGGAATACATTACCGAACTTAGACAAGAGAGAGAACGTAAATATGGTGTCACTCTTATTGGTCAACTTGAACGATTGCAAAAACTTTCTATAGGTGCA